GACACGATGATGTGGCGGCTCCAGGCCCTCATCAGTGCCACCGAAGCCAACATCGCTGATGGAGATGAGTTCGATTTTAGTGTCGGAGGGGCTTTCCTTCGGTTCCTTCAGGGATTCGTTGGTCTGTCCCTCGTGATCGTGATCGAGGAGGAGAAGTACATCGACAAGCACGGGTCCGAACAATTGACCTTCAGGGTCAAGCGCATGAAGAAAGTGCCCGCTGATCTCGACGGCATCTAACCTACAAACGAAAGCCCCCCGGAGAGTGCAAGCTCCGGGGGGTGATCGAGTCCCAAACAAACAGAGCGCAACGACACGCTATGCAACACCAAGATCATCCCGAAAATAAAACGACGCAAGCTTTTCTGCTTCGTCCCTATCAACAACGAGCAGTCGAGTGGGCCAAGTCTGGAGCCGATGGACTCATCATCGCTCCTGCTGGATGCGGCAAAACCGTCATCGCCTCCTCCATTATCAAGCACTTTGCTCGATGGCCCGAGTGGACCTTTGGCTGGTTAGCTCCCACTCGTGAAACCTGTCAGCAGGCAATCGATTCGCTCATAGCAGTAGGAGTCGATATTTCACGGGTCGAAGTTCGTTGCCCCCATGACTCCGTAGATTTCTCCCGTAAGAACCTGATCATCGTTGACGAGTGTTTCCCATCGTGGGTTCAAATTGGCGATAAACCAATCAACCAAATCAAGGCTGGAGACCTTGTCGATTCCTACAACCATGATTCTAAAGCCATTGAAAAACGGAGGGTTCTTGAGGTTTTCAAGACACCGGCTCCTGACACGATGGTGACAGTTTGGACTGAAAACGGGCCAGTCACCTGTACCCCAGGTCATCCATTCTGGAATGGGTTCGACTACGTTCCAGCCGCCAGCTTGACATCAAACGATGTGGTTGCCATCATTCCAACGCATGAACATGGAATGCAGAGAATGCGGATCGACGACCGAAAGAAACGGTCATTTCTCAACAACCCGAAAGCCGGTTTGCGAGCAATGCAAAACCGTTCTTCGGTTCGAGAAGAGAAAGCGCGTGGAAACTCAATGTGCATGGTGCAAGACGCCGGTCACATGCATGGGAAGAACTCCAGCTCACAAGAGTCTGGATGCACTCAAACGAGGTCGAGTTTACTGCTCGATTCAATGTCGGGACTTGATGGTTTCAAAAATGAGTTCGGAAACCATGTCGGCCACGAACAAACGGATGGGCGACAAAATTTCCAAATGGATGTCGGCGAGGACTGTATCCGATCAGACCAGGAAGCGTATCTCGGAATCGCTCAAACTGATCGACCACAAGCCGAAGGTTCGTGGGGGAAATGGAACAGGACCAACATTAAGTCAGCATACGCTCTCATTCATGTGCAACCTTCTAATGGAGTATGCGATACCGACAGCGGGAAGCGGAATCGCGAAGGTTCCAAACTGTTACAAGGTGGATCTTGCGGAGCCTTTAGTGAAGCTGGCGATAGAAGTAGACGGGTCTTCTCACAGTTCAATCAGCAGGAAGGCTGCGGACAAAAAGAAAACCGAAACACTCAATTCGCTCGGGTGGTGCGTGTTGAGGTTCACAAACAAGGAAGTCCTTCTTGGAGCCGAGCAATGCGCGGAGAAGATCATGTCTACAATTTCTCGGTTGAAGGAAATGAGAATTACTTCGCCAACGGAATCCTAGTCCACAACTGCAAACATGCTCCGGCGACCACTTGGAGTAAGATCATCCAATCGTGCAAAGGACTCCGCTTTGGCTTTGATGCCACCCCCTGGTCCGATGATCCCGAGCGTAACGAGATCCTTCGTAAGATGTTCCGCGATACCCAGTTCGAGATCCGCCGTGAAGAGCTAGCCGGGATACTGGCTCATGCCACTGTGTACATGAGTTCTGCCACTGACCTCCATCTCCAGCAGAAGATCGATGATCAAATCGAGAGGCTGTTCACCGATCGCAAGAGGTACATGCAAGTGAGTCAGCCCATCCTTCGAGCCATGTGCGCTTGGGAGGCACTCACCGAGATCGGGATATGTGGGAACAGGGCTAGGAACGATATGGCGATCATGATGGCCGCATCCGGTAGTCCTAAATACCCCACGCTTGTTCTGGTTCCACGGGTCACACTCGGAGAATATTACAACCTGTCCTTGAGCGGCTCCGTACTCGTTCACTCGAAGATGCCGAAGAAGCTTCGCCGGGAAGCAATGGAAGAGTTCAAGGCAGGGAACATCCCAACCATGATCGCCACCTCGCTGGCCGATGAGGGGCTTGACCTTCCTAACGTCCACACCCTCGTAATGGTGTCTGGAGGGCGGAGCGCACAGAAAACCATCCAGCGGGCCAGCCGTGCGCTGCGGAGGGCACCGGGCAAGGACACTGCAATCATCCATGACTTCAAGGATACCTTCCATCCTCTGGCTCAGGCTCATTCCAAGAAACGGATCAAGTGCTACAAGGAACTTGGATGCTCGATCCCATAAACAAACAAACAAACCAATGAACAAAACAATCGTAGCCTGTGATCCAGGCGTAAACGGCGGATTCGCTATCCACACCAAGGACGGGATACTCCTGTTCGCAATGCCCGAATCCTTACCGGACATGGCGCAACTCATCAGCGGATTCAAGGTGGCGGACTCCCACCTATGGGTCGAGAAGGTACCCAAGTTCGTGAGCAATCTCACCCCCTCATCGAGCGTGGCAACGCTCCATGAAAACTATGGAATCATCCAAGGAGTGGCCTACTCTCAAGGTTACGCGCTTCACCGTGTTGAGCCGAAAATCTGGCAGGAACCTCTTGGACTCGGTGGCAAGCGTTCATGCGCTACTGGTCCTGAATGGAAGCGAAAGCTAAAATCAAAGGCCCAGGAGCTGTATCCGCAATTAGACGTCACGTTGAAGAACTGTGACGCGCTGCTCATCCTTCACTACGCACTCGGAGGTGGTCGATGAGCGAAAGGATCAAAAGCTTAATTGATAGCGGTACCGGGGTGTACAGCATCACCAAGAAAGAGGCTGGAGAAATCCATAAGGCAGCTAAGAAGATTAAAAACTACGAAGTCAGTTATTGGACACGCAACCGGAAGAATAAGGAGGCAAAGTGAAGGAAAAACATACAATGCCAAGTCGATTAATTGAGTTGGAACACGAACTAGCTGCCGCTCTTAGAAAGGTAGATGATCAAATGGAACTGCTAAGATTGTGCAAAGAGGAGGACAACGAGAAACATAAAGACATTATCTGGGGGATGGGAGAACGCGCAAAACTGATGGAGCGCATTGAGCGGCTGGAGGACATCATTAAACGAGCATCGAATGAGTTTTTTCGAGATAAGTCAGACGGTAAAGTTGCTAATGGAATGCTGACTATATTAGAGGAAGTGAGGAAGCCGTGAACGATCATTTTCGTGAGGTCAGGAATATGATAAGCGATACACCAAGGACGGATGCACATAACTGGAAAGATGGAGACTGCGATGACCCTCTTCACGCGTTCTGCGACTTCGCGGGACAACTAGAACGCGAACTCAACGCAGCAAACGCAATCATTAAGCAGCAGCAATTGTTGGATGAGGAGAATCTGCGTTTACAAGAGCGCATCAAGCGGTTGGAGGAGGCTCTTGAAGCTGTCGCTAACGTAATTGGACCTCCCGGTAAATCAACATGGGCTTCAGATGATGAGCTTAATCGAGCGTGGGAACTATACATCAAAACAAAGGAGGCCAAGCCGTGAGCGACACACCAATATCCGACTCAACCCCGCACAACATAGCCGATCTGGGTATGCTATGCCGGAGGCTCGAGCGCAAACTAGCCGCGACTCGGAAATACCTGAGTGAGGTTTCGGAGCGAGCCAGGAAACTCGAATCCGAGAACGACGCAATGAGAGCCGATCTGCTGCTCTGGCGGGAGGACAAATGGCGTGAGTGATACACCGAGGACGGATCAGATGGAGAAACTTGTATACTGGATTCAGGACGACATGACTCCAGTTTGCGACTCTAGGTTTGTTCGTTCACTCGAACGCGAACTCAACGAAGCAAAGGAACTCATAAAACGATTAGAAGTGGCAGCGTGGAAAAACTACAACAACGCCCATAAAGAGAAGGAAGACAAATGAGAGACTGCGCCTTCATCTACGTCAATAAAACCAACGGACTAGTCCGCGTAGAGAGTCTGGATACAGCCAAACAAATCGATGACAATCCAGAATACAATCACGTCGCGACAATCAACCCTCACGTTGTTCTAGAGAGCATTCTCCGAGCGACGATTAAAGAGCGTAACCTTATCATCAAACACCTACTGACATGACCTACTCACAAGCGGGCCAACTGCCACATCACCAATATTGTTTCGTCGATGCCTCGTTCATCTCCAGTCGCACCGGGTTTGCCCCCTGCGTCTGGTTCGGCCTGGTCTCGATCCCAGGTCGAATGTGGGGCTGTACCATCATGCTGGAATGCGGAGCGGTCTATCGCGCTGTTCCGCCTCACGCCATAGCATTCGATCTACAGCCTGACCCCATTTGGAGCAAACAACAAGCCCAGCGATGGGACTGCTACGGAATCGATTTCACCACCATCGAGTACACCTTCCTGCGAGGACTCGAATGCCAAGTCAAGTGCGCTGACCTTATCACCACCGGCGACTACCTCTTCACCGCCGCACCCATAGGCGATAGCTGGAGTCGTCAGCCTAACCAGGCTAAGGAGTTCATGTTCATCCGAACCGAGGGCGAACGCCTCACAATTCAACCCACCGACAAAGTAATCTTCATCGAGAAGTCATTCACCACAACTGGATGGCCAACCGGACTTATCACGACCGACACCGTCTACTCCTGCGAATAAAATGAGCATACTCAAACAATTACGGTTGACCAAGGAGTCAATGGAAAAGATGTTGGGACCAGTTCCCGCCTTCAAAGATCCTGACCCCAAGATTCCCAGACGGTGGGAAGCCGTTCCAGAGGAAATCAAGGAAGCCATCCTCAAGGAACATTCAACCTTCACATGCAGGGAGTTAGGCAAGAAATACGGAATCTCATCATCATGCGCATGGAACATCAGGAACAAGAAAAACAAACAAACAAACAAACAATAGAGGAACAACGATGGAAACAGTTATGTCACGAATTGGCCGCATGCTTGGGCTGCGGATGCACAACACAAACCGGACTGTGTGTCCAGTGCCACAAAGCAAACAAACGGTATCGAGCGGTCCAGACACCATTGCAATAGATAAAGCAGTCAGCAAGAAAACAAGGAAGCTTCTCAAACATACATACATGAAAATCAACGACTCGATCATTAAGATAAAAGAACTGAGGCTTAAGGGTTACACCTACAAAGCTATCGGTGACGAGATGAAGATCTCGAAGCAACGGGTATCACAAATCATCTCTGCCAGCAAAAAGCGCGATGATGACAAAAACAAATGGACCAGCGGTCTCAGCACTCGCAACGTCCTCTTGATGGAGAAACTCGGAGTCGAGGATAAGGCGACCGCCATTCTGTTGATCGAAACCCGTGAAATCGTTCCGTTCAAGTGGCCCAACTTCGGTCGCAGATCCTATCACGATCTGTGCGCCTGGCTTGATACCCAACCCATCGACCCCGGCCTAGGCAGGCACTGCCCGCATTGCGGCAAAACCTCTAAGCAATGAGCCGCCATTCATTCCCGCTCGTCGAATCCATCAAGGTGATTCATCTCTCAGGTGAACGAACCATCCGAGTGTGGCGTGATCGAACCGAAGAGAATCTAAAGACCAACTACGGAGATGGTGATATCCACCTCACTTGCGTATCCCAGGCTCATGATCCCATCGAGATGGTCAAGACCTTGGCCCGCATGGAGAGCGTTCGATCCGTAGAACTGGTTGATTCAAAAGGCAATGGAATCGTAATCCACAAACAAAAATGAAGTCTTCCTCAACACACGACATCGTCAACGCGCTCAACATCATCTCAGCCGAACTAGAAACCCCAGATGGAATCCCCAATGCGCTCATTGCAGAAGCATCCCAACGTCTCCTTGAGCTGGTCCAGCTCACGAGCGACCTCACTTCGCATATCGTCTCCAACCCTGTGCATCATGCTCGATGTAACGCCAAAACCAAGGGTACCTACTGCAACTGTCTCTTGGCTCGCCTCATCACCCCATGAAGACACCAAGACAAGAGCAACCCTGGTACGAAAGCCGCCTCTCAAATAACAAGAAACCCGGTCCCATCACCGAAGAAGAACGAACCATCCTCACCGAAGAGAACCGCCAGCTCATCGAACAGTCAGCCCAGATAATTGCTTGGGGCATCGCTAAAGGCTGGATTGCTTACCCCGAACCCATCGAACGTCGCATATGGAAAATCCCTCAGCTCTCCCACCCTGCCGGTTCGTCAATCGATCCAACCCCGGAGTCATAGTCACGGTTCTGCATGTAGGCCAATATCGTCTCGCAGAACTCAAAGCACCCGTCATCATCTACCAAAGAGGCAGCGACATCTACGTTCGCCTCACCTCGGAATTCCACACCAAATTCAAGCCATATGAAGAAAGCTAAGTCCAAGCCCGCCGCCTACGCCGCCAAGCCCAGCACCAAGAAGATCGGAACCTATTCACCCAAAACCCAAGCCATCAAACGGCTGATGAAGATCGACAAAATGAAGTAGCCACCAACGATCGGTCCCAAACAAACAACGATATGACACCGCTCCAACGAGCGGCCCTTTGGCTTTCCAAGGTGCCGCCAGCCGTCTCCGGCCAGTCCGGACACTCAACTACCTACACCGCTGCCGTCGGACTCGTACACGGCTTCCAGCTCTCGGAGGGCGATGCTATTGGCCTGCTCTCCAACTGGAATCAATCCTGCCAACCACCTTGGTCCGATCGCGAACTTATACACAAGATCCGCGAGGCCGCTTCCAAGTCTCACTCCAAGCCAGCCGGCCATCTCCTTCAGTCCGGATCGGCTCCCTCAACCGCACCATTCGATATCACCAAGGTCTCGTTCAAGCGACCGTCACCAGCGGTTGCGCCCGATCCTCAAGCCAGCGAGTTCAAGCGGTTCCTTCAAGCCGCCTTCGCCCCCACCGAGGTGGTCTGTATCTGTGATGCCGTCGAGGATGGTAGGCCAGTCAGTGCTGGATCATTCATTCCCGTTGAAGATTGGATCACTCGCTTCGATGGTCCCGAGTCCCGCATCCTCTCACCGGAACGCGAAGGGATCTTCGTCCGGATCAACCCGTTCAAGTCCAACCTCTACAGTGGCTCCGACAACGATGTTAGCGCGTACCGCCATGTCCTGGTGGAGTTCGATGACAAGCCTAAGGCCGAACAGGAGAAGCTATTCCGCGATTCTGGACTGCCCATCACCGTACTCATCGACTCCGGTGGTAAGTCCATCCATGCCTGGGTCCGCGTAGATGCGCCCAATCGCAAGGAATGGGACGCCCGCCGCGATATCATCTACTCGTCTATCCCGGGCATCGATGCCAAGAACAAGAACCCCTCGCGCTACTCCCGGCTCCCGGGCGCATGGCGGAGTCCTGTATCCCAGCAGAAGCTGTTGGCCACTAACCTCGGCTCCGCTTCATGGGAAGACTACCTCACCTCCCGCGAGACCGATGACGACAAGTCCACGATCGTCACCATCAAAGAACTCATGGACTTCGATCCAACCAACGATCCGGATAACCTGATCGGTAATCGATGGATCACCCGCGGCTCCTCCATGATCATCAGCGGTGGTACCGGGATCGGTAAGTCTAGTCTCATGATGCAGATCATTATCCGCTGGTGCCTCGGCCTCGACTTCTTCGGAATCAAGCCGGTGAAGCCATTGAAGATTGGGGTCATCCAGGCCGAGAACGACAAGGGCGATCTCGCCGAAGCATTCCGCGGGGTGGTGTATAAGAGATTCAGTCTCGATCAGATGAACCAGCTTCAGAAAAACCTAGAGTTCCGCACCGAAGCCGTCCGTACCGGCGACCAGTTCCTCGCCTACGCCCGCCGGTTCATCCACAAATCCAAGCTCGATGTCATCGTGGCCGATCCTCTGTTCTCCTACTTCGGCGGTGACCTTTCGGACCAGGGCGAGGTCAGCGTGTTCTTGCGTAACAAGCTCCAACCCATCCTCCACGAGACCAAGGTCGCTTGGATCTGGATGCATCACGTTGCCAAACCTCAACGCAAGGAAACCGGCGAACCACTCACCACAATGGAGCTAGCCCACTCAGGCTTCGGCTCCAGCGAACTCGCCAACTGGGCGCGTGAGATAGCCGTTCTGCATGAGGTAGGCCAATCAAAGCCTCGACGCTTCCAGCTAGCCTTCTGCAAGCGGGGATCGAGGCTTGGACTCGAATCCCCCATTCTCAACCTCCAACACTCAGCCACCGGCATTCAGTGGGAAGAGTCCAACCCCCTCGCGTTCACGGGAGCGGAGCTGAAGAAGGAGAAGCCTTACGAGCGTCCTGCTCGTCGAGGACGGCGACCATAGAGATCCGCCACCGCTCATACGCCGCGTCATTGACCGTTGGATCATTCGGATCCTCGGTCTTTTTCGTTTCCGGAACCGGGGTGGCCTCCTCCTCCTCCTCCTCCTTCTTCGATTCATCCTCCTCCTTACGCTTACCCGGACGCTTCCTTTCGAGTTGGCCAATCGATCGTTCATGCTTCTTCACCGCGGTCTTCAGATACGCAACATCACGCTTGAGATCATTGATGGTTCTCAAGAGCAACGAAACCTTGTCCTCATCCTGCGGAGGAACCCAGTCACACCCACGCCACTGCCTATGAACCATGTCATAAACAATCACCTGGGACTTCTTGTTCCTCATGGAATTGAAAGCCCGGATCGCTCGACCAAGCTCACAGGCGAGATTCGCCATTATGTAGGCCAGAACCTCGGACTTAGCCGGGTCGATGTCATGGCGTTGCGGGGGCGTCAGTCGGAACATCGACCGAAGCGTGGAACCATTGTCCAGATAACTCATAGCAAGAGCAAATTGCTTCATGGACGATCCAGCGTCAAGATAAAGGAATGTTGATTTTGCAGCGCACCCCAAAGAGTTACCATAGCCACTACTACTCTCCCTAGAGGGAGATTCACACTCCCTCTACTAGGGAGTTAAAAACTGCTTACGCCGCAAGCTTTTCGGGGGCTTTGAAGGCCCCCACGCTGCGGCTGCAGTTTTTGAATGACCCTCTACTGATTACGAAGTATCGGGTGGTAGGTGGTGGTTGTGGTGGTGGATCGGAGATGTCGATTGCTGGAGCTTGGAGGGGTCTAGGAGCGCGTTTGATTGCTGGATGGAGTGTAGGGAGCGGAACCCCATTGAGCGGCCATGGCGCGGGCGATGCCGGGATAGGTCTTGGAACGCTCCTTCCAGCGGGTTGGACTGGGACCGAGTTTGTTCTGGCCACTGGGGGTTTGATTGGCCCACCTACCGGAAGCTGGAAGCGGCAGGATGTCGGTGGGAACCAGCGGTGGAAGGTTCTTGAGCCAGAGACAGGTGCGTTTGCTCGCGTCATCTCCGAACTGATATGGCTGGATTATCTGAGTGGGTTTGCAGATACGAGTGTTGATAGCACCTATTGGGTTCTCTATTGCTATACGGGGGGGGGTACTATTCATTAACAGATGGACGAAATCCAGTGCTTCCTCGGTCAGCTTGGGGTCGCGAAGTCCCCGCGTAGTCCAGTGCATGCCGCTTCCACAGAGGTAGGTGCAGGGCGGAAACGCGATCAACATGTCCCAGTGCTGCTTGAGAAGATCCCTCACATCACCGCGGTAATGCTGGCCCACCGTGTCCGACTCCTCGAAATCACAACTCCACGCATCCCAGCCTCGGGCCGCGAACTCATCGCGAACCCGGCCACTGTACTCACACGCAACAAGAAC